GACGCTATCATGGGCGTATCCCACTGAGGCTCAGTCCTAAGACCTACGGCTCGATTACTGCTGGGTCACGGTATAATGTACCAACACTTATGGTCACCCGCGAAGGAATCGCTTTGACCATCGATACGATATCAAAATCTCGAAGGCGAGTTTTGAGTTCTTCAGATGCCAATAAGGGTTTTCTCGAACTAACCGGTCGAATATCAGTAGAGACACGAGTCTCTTTCCAAATACTGTATTCGAGCTTCTGAACTGTACTATTATTTGAAGGTGAGATGGGATGACCGTAGATACCAGCTTTCAGATCCGAACTCTTTCGTTCTATAGTTAATCTGATAGGTCGGTAAATATCGAATAATCTACGATGATATTTCTTAATATCCCACATATTGTAAACTTTCTTTTCCAGTTTACAGTGGCGTCCCAACGCCTCCTGACCGTTCTCGACCCATTGGTCGGGAGAACTACAGAAGGCTCCGAGAAGGTAGGGGGTATTGGTTTTCGGCTTTAAATAATCTGGCAGGAAATCCCGTTGGGTTCCCAGGACCAGTCGCCGTTCGCGAACCATCGGAGGGCATACCAATTTTCGCAAAGCTTTCATTTGACCTTCGTCAAACTCCGGCTTCACTATAGAAGCAATGCTCTCACGTTTCTTTGCGTCTAAGCAAAAGAAATACCCGACATAGTGTCGACAATCATCCGTATAGGGTTCGAAGTCCAAATGTAGACCAGGACCACCTATACAAGAGGGGAGATCAAAGGGCACAGTTGGTATGAGATTAAATCTTAAGAAGATTTCTCGTAACCGGAGCTGTGTTGTTCTCTTATGATCGGCTACCAAAGCCTTGAAGTTTTGTCCAAACTGCCAATAAGGTATTTTAACCTTATCGCCGGCGAAAACTCCTTTCCTCTCCGTTCCAAAGAGTAGTCCGAGGTTAACGTATGGGATATGTTTCCAAACCCAACCTTCACCTGAGAAGACTGAACCATCCTGGGTACAACCTAGACACGATCTCTTAACACATTGGTATGTGGTAGAATTCATATTAATGAATAAGGGAACGGCCCTCTCGTATCTAGCCCAGTCCGAACGATAGTTCTTACCGACTGAAGGTAGGAAGCCCACAATTTTATTGTAAGACCACCACATTTCATATCGGTCTTTGGACCCGATGAACGCTATGTCATCACCATTGACGCGTATGGGGTATTTCTCAATCATATCTAGGATTGGAATACCCTCGAACATACTGCCGTCATCCGCATAAGCCGACATCCATACAGCTAGGTTTATGATGCATAAAATGGGAAAGCTCATTGGACTTCCCATAGGCTGGCCCCCGGTTTGTTTCCCGAGACTTTTACGACCCGCCTTCGTGCAAAGGAACAACTCGTGTTCCGATAGCGCGCGGCGGCCGACCTTATACCAGTAGTCCGACAAACCGAGATGCGTTGATATTACATCCCAAGTATAGTTAGACCAGCATAGTAACAAGTTATCGGTCGCAGCATCATAATCACCAGAAACGAACTCCAGGTGACCTCTCTTAAAGGCTTCTTCGTACTCGTCGAATGCGAAGACTTTCTGTATGGATTCCGCACT